GATAGTTACCTGTACTTCAGATTCAGTAGCAGCAATCAAGTTAACTTGAGTAGACGCTGCTTTAGCTGAAGCCGAGCCACGAGTAGGAGCAGGGATATGAATAGTATCACCTTTCTTACCAACATGGTTCATCTTGTTAACAAGGTTTGCTAATACAAGGTTCTTCTTGTATGCAGCAATGATTTCGTCAGACCAAATTTCAGGGATAAAAGTAGCCGCTGTAGTATTGGTGACATGGTTAGTACCTAATGCCATTTGTATATACCTCTATAAGTTAAGTAAGTTACCTAACCCTTCCTTCTTCATATGCCTTTTGTATTTCATCAATGTTGGCATAATACTTCTCAGGGTTAGTTGTAATTAAATTGACTATGTCCGTTCTTCGGTAAATCTTTCTTGAAATAGGTTCACCAGAACCCTTACCCCCAGTAGTTGCAGCCTTACGCTGTTGTTCACGATCCTTATTATTAACATCTTTAGCTTTAGACACAGAACCCTTTCTCTCTTTCCAGAATGAAAGTAATTCGTCTGCTGCTTCAAAGTCATAAGAGTCAGCTCGTTGTAATAGCTCTACTCGCACATTGGAACCTTTAACCCACTCACCAAATGCAGGGTCTTCAATGACTTGCATATAGTCAGGGTGTTTCTGGCTAAGCAGATTAAGAACTTCGTTTTGCCGTTGTTTAGCAATAAGCTCTTGCATTTGCTTAATCTCTGTGCTATTAGAGATAGCGTTAGTTACAGCTTTCTTAGGGTCTTCAAAGAAGTCTACTTCAGACTCTTCATTGTTGGGGCTTGTTGTGTTACTAGCTTCGTCAGCCTTTGACTTAATAAACTCGTCTACAATCTTACGTAACTCACCAACCTCAGAACTTTGACGACCAACAAGCTTTTCAGCTTCTTGATGCATCTGAACAATCTGCTCTATAGATTTACCTTGATACTTATCAGGCATATCTAATGAAGGTTCTTGCTCTTCTTGTTGTCCCTCTGGTTTATCTTCTTCTACATCAGCCGTTGCCTGAACAGGTTCAGCAGCTTTTGGTTTGTCAGATAACTCGTCAATACTGACAAGTTGTTCGTTATCCTCTAATTGTAAATCCATTTGTTCACTAAGAGGTTCTTCTACTCTAGCCATTTAATTATCTCCGTACTTATAAAAGTATTGTGGAATTGTTATTATTTAGAAGCGGTTTTCTCGTGCTCTCTAGCCCACTTATCATCAGCAGTTGGAAACCCAGTGCCTTTGAAGATTGTCGAGATTGGAGAAATTACCCGCGTTGATGTATGACCACACACTTGACATAACACTTCTCTAATGTTAGAGTCTACGTAATGTTCAGTTGTATGGTTATTGTTGCAGCAAAAGTCAAATAACATCTTAGACATTATTGACTCCTAGCTGTTCTTCTGCTAAGATGGTTTCATAACTATTAGCTATGGCATCTTCCCAGTTAAGAAGTCTATTGAATACTTGCAGTTGTCCTTGAGCTATGTGTAATTCTTTAGCGTCTTGGAGTGCAAGTATATTAATTGCATCAGCAGCTGCCTTGACATCTGCTTGAAATTGTGCCCAACCTTCTTGTTGAAACAAGTCAAGGTAAGCGTTATAGTAATTCTCTACTTCATGTTCCATGTAGTATTATCCTTACGGTACTAGTATAACATAGTTTAATGTATATGTAAAGCTTTATTTAATACCAGACATCTGTAGCTTTACAACCTCTTCTTTCATATCAAGCTCTTTCTCTTTCAAGTCAAGCTTAGCTATTTCTACCAAGCGTTCAAACTCATCTTTACCCATGCTTTGAGCTAATGCTTTGATTCGTTTAGTCTCTTCTTCTACAGGTAGTAGTTGAGTTTCTACTTGATTCTGTTGAACCCTTGACATAGTTTCAGTAGTACCTGCCTTAACACTTTCAATTTGTGCTTGAGCAGATGCCATCTCTAATTGCAAACGCATTTGCTGAATCTCTTGCTCTTGTGGATTAGGTTGGTTAACCTGACGTAGTTGGGCAATAATAGCTTCACGATTAGACAAGCCCATGTTATCCACAATAGACTCTACCAACATTGGGTACATTGGAGATTCAGGAGACATAGTTTGTAGTAATTGTACTAGCTGTGTTACCTCGTACTCACGAGCAACAATACCTAAAGAACTAGTAGCTACAAACTTGTAGTCCTTAACTGGATATAGCTCTGGAGCAAACTGCATATAACGACAAGCAGCCTTCTCTACAAATGGGATTAAGAAGTTTTCTTGGAAGTTAATCAACGTACGCTTATGGCGTTTGATGATTGCACCTAGAGCCATTGACGTACCTGCTGCTGTACCTTCGCCATTGATTGATGCAGGAACACCAGCACTATCAATAGCTCCAGTAGCTTGCTGTACCATTTGTTGTAGTTGTTGTGCTTGCGTAAATGTTACTTGGTCTAATTGCCCAAACTTAAATGGTTGTAGCACTTCTGCTGGATTACCATTTGTAAGAATAGTCTTACCTGCTCGTATATCTAACTTAGAACCACGAGGCATACGAGAAGCGTCTACAGCCATCATAGGGTGTACTGTAAGAGCCAAAGCATCAATACGTGCGCGTAGCTCTGTGTCTAATGCTTTCTGGCTGTTGTAGGCCTTTTCACAGATGCCACGACCCCAAAACTTAAATGGTACTAAATCCCAAGAGAAAGCAACCACTGGTCGGTCTTTCTTCATATACGGATTTAACTCTGCTTTAAGTATTGTAGACTGGTTTGCTATTACTAATATAACTTCAGTATAACTTTGATCTTTATCTGCAGGTACTATCTCAGTAACTTCACCCTCTTTATCTACTGTCTCTAATAAGTCAGTAGGTACTAAGCCATAGTACTTAGTAAGACGAACCATATCATCATCGTATACGTTATCAATCTTACTTGCATCATCTAAGTCATACTCGTAAGGATCTTTACTTACTTCTACATCTTTATAAATACCTGAATCAATACCTTGTTTAACCTGATGATAAGGAACCATCTTATCAATAGCTACACCAAGAGCGTCATCAATGTTAGTAGCTAATGGGTCAATTAAGAAGTTTTGTGGCATAATTGGGTCTAGCTTAACTAAGAACCTAGGCTTTTTCATTACACCCACTGCAGTCATACCAAGCTCAGGTGCAGGTTGTGTAGCAGGTACAAGCTCTGTTACTTCCTCTAAGACTAGCTCACCAATGCCTGTACCAAATACAGCAGAATTAATAAGACACTCAGCTACACTACTACGAGTCTTAGCAAAGTGCATATCTTCTTCTAGTTGATTACGTAAGAAACCTACATCGTTTGGATCAGGGTCTTGCAAGTCATCTTTAATATCAAAGAACTTACCACGACCAAACGTAGCTTCTTCAATCTCTGCTACTGAGGATTCTACTGCCTGTTGTGTAGCTGGTGATATAAGACGAGAGCGTTCTGACTCACGCATAGAGTCTGACTTATCCCATATACCACGCCATAGACGATAGTATTCATCATGCGTCTCTGCATAGTTTGTTTGATAATGGTCACGCCATTGATCGCACTTGTTAATTACCCAGCTTTCTAAAGACTGGTCACTATAAATATCATCATCATTCATATATTAATATCCTGCTACTGGGTCAAGTACCTCAAAGTCATCAACTTCAAAGTCGTAATAGTATGTAACTTTAGCTAGCTGATCTATGTAAGCTAAAGAATCAATTAAGTCATCATGTACTTGTGGGTTAGGAAATTGAAATAGTTGGTCTAAGAACTCAGTATTCCATTCACCTTGGTTAATACTTATAACACCGTGTTCAAACCTACCTTGTAGTGCTGCCACTACTCGATCAGTCTTCTTCTTATTACCATGAGTTAATTCTTCAATACGAAAGAAGTTATTGCGCTTCTTCATCATATCTGTTAATGGAGACATGATTGCCTGTCTTGATATACCCTTCTCAATACCTACTGCTACAGGTTCGTAGTCATCTACAGCTTCAAATATCTTCTCAGCAGTTTCTTCAAATGTCCATCTGCCGTATATAATCTCAGCTACCCACCAACCTTGTTCATTTACTTTAACTATAGATATAGATGTATTATCTAGTTTACTATTCTTAGACTTCTTCTTATTAGCATCTTCAAAGCCAGCCATATCAATAGCTATGTAGTAATCCCCTATATCTGGTTCATCTACATCTACTTTAATCCACTCTTCCTTGAATATGTCAGAACCCATAGCCTCAAAGGAAGCCATAAACTCTTGCCTAAATGCATAACTAGACATAGACTTCTTAGCTATATCTATCTCTTCAGGGTCTAGCATTGGGTTATCATACGAGGTAAAATGCCAACCTTCGTATGTACTATCGTTACCTACAGTAGAGTACGTATACAACTCATAGAAGTGGTTACGACCCATAGGTGTACCAATAAACAGTGCACCACCTTTTTGGTCAGCTAGTGCTGGTCTTAGGATTTGCTCCCATACACTAGGCTTCATGTCAGCATACTCGTCCATTACCAAGTACTTTAATGACACACCACGCATAGTCTCTGGTCTGTCAGCACCCTTCAATGATATGGTTGCACCATTGATAAGCGTAATCTGTAGGTTGTTGATGTGACTGCTTTTGATTACTGGGTGTCCTACCTCAAGTAATGCTTGCCACATAATGTCACGAGCCTGTCCTTGTGTTGGAGCTACATAGAACACATGCCCTGACTTAACTTGTAAGCCATAGAATATAAGTAAGTATGCAGCTAAACGAGACTTACCTGTACGTCTACCTGCTGCTACTACTTTAAATCTAGCTTTACTGTCCCAGACACTTTGTTGCCAAGGTAACAGTTTAATGTTTAGGTCTGTCAAACCAGTATCTTTTGACCTATCTGTAGATTAGTAACATCTTTAATCTTATTATCATCTACTACTTCAGCCACTGTTTTATCAAACTTCCTAGCTATTGAATATACAGTATCACCCTTTTGTACTACGTATTCACTCATAGAATTTAGTTTATCTTCACGCAAAGCTACAGAAATACCTTCTGGTTCATACATAGCCATAGCACGAGAAGCATCACGTAACCGTTGTTTAATATGTTCTGGAGTATCTTCGCTCTTAAACTCCTTATTATTTAATAACTCTACAGAGGCTTCCTCGTATTTACCTTTATTAAATAATGCAACTGTCTGGTTACTTTGTTGCAAATCACCTCGATAAGCTAACTGTGCTAATTCTGCTTGTAGCTCTACAGGTAACTCGTCATAGTCATTAATTAAATTACGAGCTACGTCTTCATGGATTTCAGCAACTTCCTTAAAAGACATATCCATATAGTTACCAGTTTGACCTACACCTTTAGTTACAATACCTTTAGTATCTTCATACTCCGTAGGTACATAACCTTCTAACTCAACAATACGTCTTTGTACTGGAGTTAATTCACCTTCAAGCTCTTCTACTTTATCTACAGCCTTTTGACCATGTAACATCTTAGCAGCCTCTTCTTTAGCATTATCATCTGATAGTATGCCAGCCATCTTTGCAAGTTTCTCTAACAATCCCATTATTCATTATCCGTTGGATTTAAGTTAATATATTCACCTTCAATATCAGGCTCTTTATCACCAATAATAGTAGTATCACCACCAACACCAGTAATCGTAATGTTTACTGAGGACTTACCACCATTCATCTTATCCTTATCAAAGTATGATAATGGCATAAGTCTATCAACTAATAGCTTCCATGCGGCTGCTTGATTCTTATGGTCATCATCAAGAGCTGCATTTAGTATTGAGTCAAGAACCTTACGAGACTTAGGAGATGCTAATAGTCTAGCTTTATAGTCTGCTATAGCTGATGCATCACCTTTTGGTCTACCTACTTGTCCTCGTTTCTTCTTTGCTTCTATGGCTTTCTTAGGTGGTCTACCCCTACGCTTGGGAACCGCCTTAGTTTCATCAGTCATATTATTTCTTCATCATATTCTTAATGGATTGAATACCAAACGATGCAGCGAACACTACACCTACTGCTGTCTTATAGAAGTCTGGCATAGCTTCTAATGCAGTAAAGCCTTTCATAACTACTTCTTCGTGACCTGTAAAAGCTAGAACAAGTGGTATACTAACTAATATAGTAAGCCACTCGTCCTTCCAGCTTTTGTTACTAGCTTCAGCCATAGCCTGATTCCA